GAATGCAGCACAAACAAGCTTTATGGATGTGTATGTTATCAGCAAATGCACTAGAAGGAATTAGATTCTATGTATCCTTCGCGTGCTCGTGGGCGTTCGCGGAACTTAAAAAGATGGAAGGCAATGCTAAGATCATTAAGTTTATCGCAAGAGACGAGAATGTGCATTTGGCGGCGACCACAACCATAATTAAAAATATGTTAAAAGAAGATCCAGACTTTGTTAAGATACAAAAACAAACAGAAAATGAATCAGTAAATTTATTCGTAAGAGTTATTGAACAAGAAAAAGAATGGGCTAAGTTCTTATTTAAAAATGGTTCAATGATTGGTTTAAATGAACAAATACTATGTGATTATATAGAGTGGATTGGATGTAAACGTATGAGAGCAATAGGATTACCTTGTCCTTATACCGTATCTAAAATGAATCCATTACCATGGACTGAAAAGTGGATTGGCGGTGGTAACGTACAAGTTGCTCCACAAGAAACAGAAATAACATCTTATATAACTGGCGGTGTTAAACAAGATGTTGATGATAAAACTTTATCTGGATTAAGCTTATGATGGATAAAATAGTAGAAAAAAGCATGCAGCGAAAAGCTGACCGCCAAAACAAGCTTTTGCAATACGTGAATTTATCACCTAGCGAAAGCTGGATGGAAAGATTAGAAAACGTTCATCCAATGAAACAAATATTTTGGGCTTCGGTCATACAAGTAAGTGTATTTGGATTTATGTTGGTTTCTTTTAGTTTGATAAATTTATATTTAAAAGGATAATAATACAGGAGACAATGAAATGATAGAGATTTATGGAAAAAAACCATGTCCTTTCTGTGATAGAGCAATACAGCTTTGTGAAAAGGAAAATTTAGAATACACATATAAACTATTGGGCAAAGATTTTAACAGAGAAGAAATGCTAGAAATATTTCCTAATGCAAGAACCTTTCCTCAGATAAAGATAGAAGGAAAATCAATTGGTGGATATACGGAGCTAGTAGAATGGCACGGAGATCCGCGATATGGATAATATTATAATCGATTGTGAATTTTGTTTTATACGTACAGTTATAAAAGTAGAGGATGATCAGGCTATAGCTAAGTACTGCCCGATATGTGGAGAGACTCCAGAGATCGAAACCGACGAGGAAGAGCTTTTATTTGATTCATAAATACTATTATGGATTGGATATATAAAGGCAAAACATTCGTACCACCAGAAGACTTCTCTCCCGAGAAGATGTATGGATTCATTTATCAGATAAGAAATACTGAGAATGATATGAAGTACATAGGCAAGAAATTCTTTTGGAGTAAGAAAACCCTCCCACCTTTAAAGGGACAAAAAAGAAAAAGAAGATCAATCGTTGAATCTGATTGGCGTAAGTATTGCGGTTCTTCCAAAAGATTAGTAGAAGATATAGCCGAAGTAGGACTGGATAAGTTCCACAGAGAGATACTTTATATTGGTACTATGAAAGGAGAACTAGCCTACATGGAAGCTAAACTCCAGTTTGATCATGAGGTATTACTAAAAGATGACTATTATAATGGCATTATTAATATCAGATTGGGATCAAATAGTGTAAATATATTGAAATAAAAGGTTTACATTGGCTTAAAACTATGGTATAATACATACATGGTAAAAGATAATATAATACAGTTTCCAACCCCAGAGCAAGTTAGCAAAAAAGAAGCAGAAGAGATTATAAATCAAGCTTCAAATGAATGCAATGAACTAGCCCAACATCTTTGTCATGTACTAGCAGAAGAGATATTTGCAGCAGACCATTACTTTGAAGATGCGGAATACTTCGATGAGACTTATCAGGAGTCTCGAGACATATATGTTATAACAAACTTAATTAACGCAATGTTATTAAGACAACTAGAAATACCACACACATTACAAAGATCGCTAGATAAGCTTTACATTAAGATAAAGCAGTTAGCACAATTACCAGAGCAAGACTTCGAGGTAAGCTTTGACCCTGAGTTCGAGGTAACATTCGAACCAGATTTTGATATAAATGATGAGGATGATAAGGATGATACAGATACATAAGTTACCCACACTTTACAAAAGGGATTCAACAGGAAAAATTAGGGAATGGACTCAGTCATACCAAACAGGTATAACTCCAGGCACATTTACTATCTCTGGGGTAAAGAATGGCAAAATGGTTCAGAGCGGATTAAATAGTTCTGAAGCTAAAAACGTAGGTAGATCTAATGCTACTACAGCAGATGAACAAGCACAGAAAGAAGCCGAAGCCAAATGGCAAATAAACCTAGATGGTGAATATTTCCAAACAATAGATTCAGTAGATACTTACGATAAGTTTAAACCTATGTTGGCTCAAGACTATACTAAACGTCCACAAGATTTTGGTTGGTCACAGCCTAAGCTAGATGGTATTAGATGTATTGCTAGAAAAGATGGATTATATACTAGAGCAGGTAAAGAGATTACAACATGCGATCACATATTCCAAGAACTAAAACCTTTCTTTGAATCACAACCAAATATGATATTAGATGGTGAACTATATAACCACGAGCTTAAATCAGACTTTAACAAGATTACTTCTTTAGTTAGAAAAGTAAAACCTAGTAGCTTAGAAAAAGAAGAATGCTATAAACTAGTTCAATATCATGTATATGATGTTTATGATCCATCGTTTAAAGAATGGAACTTCGAACAAAGAATACATTTTGTGCATATTATGATTTCAGGTAAAACTTGTAAAGCAGTAGAAACAACACAAACTAAAACACAAGATCAACTAGATGCTTTATATTCTGCTTATACTGAACATGGATATGAAGGTCAAATGGTTCGTAATAATACACCTTATGAAAACAAAAGGTCTAAGAATCTTCTTAAAAGAAAAGAATTTATCACTGAAGAATTTAACGTATTAGAAGTTATGGAAGGTGATGGAAATTGGGCAGGTTATGCTAAACACTTTAGATTAGAACTAGGAGATGGAAGAGAATTTAAAAGTGGCGTAAGAGGTAATTTCGATACACTAAAAGAACTATTAAACAACCCTGACAAACCTACTTGGGTCACTGTTAGATATTTTGAAAAAACACCAGATGGCATTCCCCGCTTTCCGGTTGTAATTGATTGGGGAAAAGGTAAAAGGATAGATTAATGATTATAGTAGATTATTCACAGATTGCTCTTAGCAATATAATAGTACAAAAGATAGATGATAAAGACCTAATTAGGCATATGATTCTAAACTCTCTGCGTATGTACAACAAAAAATATAGAGATGAATACGGCCAAATGGTCTTAGCATGCGATGGTTTTAATACCTGGAGAAAAGATTTCTTTCCAGAATATAAAGGTGCACGTAAAAAGAATAGAGCTAAATCTGACTTAGATTGGAATAACATCTTTACATCTTTAAATGAAATAAGAGAAGAGATTAAACAAAACTTCCCATGGAAAGTATTACACCTAGATGGTACTGAAGCAGATGATATTATTGGTACACTAACTAATCAAACCCAAGAGTTTGGTCAGCATGAACCAGTTATGATTATATCATCGGACAAAGACTTTATACAATTACATAAGTTTAATAATGTAAAACAATTTAGCCCAATACAAAAGAAGTTAGTTCAAGATCCTCACCCTATTACATATAAGTGGAATCATATCATGCGTGGCGACTCAGGCGATGGTATACCCAACGTCTTATCACCAGATGATACGTTTATGACTGAATCACACCAGAATCAATTAAGACAAACTAGAGTCGATGAATGGATAAATAACTTAGATAACCTAAGAGAATTAATGGGGGATGAAATATATCGTAACTTCCAAAGGAATCAAACGTTAATTGATTTTGACTTTATTCCAGAAGCTATCCAAAATAACATTATAAATACTTTTAACGAGACAAAACCAGCACCAAGAATGAAGGTATTGACTTACTTAATAAACAACAGATGCAATCAATTGATTGAATGCGTAGAGGAATTTTACAATGGCTAAATTATTAATACCTGAAGTACTAGAATTAGTATCAAAGGCAAAAACCAAAAAAGAAAAAGTTGAGATATTACAAAAACATAATCATCCAGCTTTAAAAGATATTATAAGGGTCGCATGCGATGACGACGTAGTATCTTTATTACCAGAAGGCACCCCGCCTTATCAGAAAGACGATGCACCTATAGGATATAGTGTATCATCTTTATATAAAGTACACAAACAATTTAAATACTTTTTTAAAGGACCAATTGGAAATCAAGTAAAGCCAGTCCGTAGAGAAAGTTTATTTATTAATGCATTAGAAAGTATACATCCGATAGAAGCAGAATTACTTTGTCTAGCAAAAGATAAAAAATCAGACTTAGATCCTAAGTTTTATAATGAAGTTTTCCCAGGGTTAATTGTTAAGGTTCATAAACCGAAAGCAGTTAAGAAAGCAACAAAAACTAAAAAGGAGAAAAAGCCTAT